ATGACCTTTACAAGTATGGCGAGTTAGGTGATGACGAAACATACAAGACTTGGCACTACACTTCCTACGATAACCCCCTACTAGACCCAGAAGAGATTGATACGGCTAAGAAGTCGATGTCATCTTACGCCTTCCGTCAGGAATTCTTGGCATCTTTCGAGGCCCGTGGGTCAGAGATGTTTAAGGAAGAGTGGATTAAGTACGGGGATGAACCTGAAGTGGGTGATTACTACATAGCAATTGACCTTGCTGGTTTTGAAGAGGTAGGTAAGAAGCGTTCTAAGAACTCAAGGCTAGACAATACAGCCATTTCAATTGTCATGGTGACAGATGAAGGTGATTGGCATGTTAAAGAGATTATTCACGGAAGATGGGATCTTAACGAAACAGCCCAGAAGATATTTAATGCGGTAGATAGATACCAGCCTGTCTCCGTAGGTATTGAGAGAGGCATAGCTAAACAAGCAGTGATGTCTCCACTCACGGACATGCAGAAGAAGAATAACAAGTTCTTCAGGGTGGTTGAGCTAACACATGGCAACCGCAAGAAGACAGACCGTATCATGTGGTCATTACAGGGAAGATTTGAAAACGGAGTTATCTCACTAGGTAAGGGCGAATGGAATATCAAGTTTCTTGATGAACTCTTTCAGTTTCCTGACCCATTAACCCATGATGACTTGGTAGACTCATTAAGTTATATTGACCAACTTGCTCAAGTTCCTTATGGCATTAACGACTTTGAGTTTGAAGAACCAGAGATAATGGACGTTATTGCAGGGTATTAAATGAAAGCGTTAGTATGCAGCAATAGTGTATGCTCAAATGAAACACCAATGACTGATGACCCTCTAAAAGAGTGGTGTAACGAGTGCTATCCTAAGAGAGTAGAAAGGGAAGAGCGTAACCACAGGGGAATAAAGATGGAAACCGCCTTTGTGAACCAGCACTGGCGTGTGCCTAAACGGAGATCGGCATGAGTGAGCTATACGAAACAGACCCTCTTTTAATAGAGGAATCTATTGAATCTTGGGTAATCACAAAATGTGATGATTGGCGAGATCATTACGAATCTAATTATTCCTACCGTTTTGATGAATACTACCGACTCTGGCGTGGTATATGGGACTCTGCTGATAGCGAAAGAGCTTCAGAGCGTTCAAGAATCATATCTCCAGCCCTACAACAGGCCGTTGAATCTAATGTTGCAGAGCTAGAAGAAGCTACGTTTGGTCGTGGCAAGTGGTTCGATGTATCCGATAACTTAGGTGACACTCAACCAGAAGACGTACAGTTCCTGAGAAACAAACTGACTGAAGACTTTGAAGACTGCAAGGTTCGCAAAGCAGTTGCAGAATGTTTAATCAATTCTGCCGTATTCGGTACGGGCATTGGCGAGCTTGTCATTGAAGAAATGAAAGAGATGGTTCCTGCAACACAGCCTATCATGGGCGGTGAATTGCAAGCTGTCGGTGTCAACATACAGGAAAGGGTAAAGGTTAAGTTAAAGCCTGTCATGCCGCAGAACTTTCTGATTGACCCTGTTTCAACTTCTGTTGAGGACGCAATGGGCGTTGCTATTGATGAGTTCGTTAGCCTTCATCAGGTAGAGCTTCTTCAAGAGCAGGGCGTTTATAAAGACATTTATGTCGGCCCAGCCGCTCCAGACACAGATTTAGAGCCAGATCGTGATCTTACTATCCATCACGACAGCAAAGTTAGGTTGACCAAGTATTACGGTCTAGTGCCAAGAGAGATGCTAGAAGCTGCATTAGATGAAGAAATAGAAGAGCTAACAGAAGAAAAAGATACCTCTAAGTACATTGAGGCTATTGTTGTTGTCGCTAATGGCGGTATCTTACTAAAAGCAGAAGCCAATCCGTACATGATGCAAGATCGCCCTATTATTGCTTTTCCTTGGGATGTTGTCCCAGGCAGATTTTGGGGTAGAGGGGTTTGTGAGAAAGGCTATAACTCTCAGAAAGCTCTCGATACCGAGCTAAGAGCAAGAATTGACGCATTAAGCCTGACTATCCACCCAATGATGGCTATTGATGCAACCAGACTACCTAGAGGATCTAAACCTGAGATACGCCCTGGCAAGATAATCCTGACTAGCGGTGATCCAAGAGAAGTCCTACAGCCCTTTAATTTCGGGCAGGTTAACTCTATTACCTTCAATCAAGCCGCAGAACTACAGCAGATGGTGCAACAGGCTACCGGAGCAGTAGATTCAGCAGGGATTGCAGGGCAGATTAATGGCGAGTCTACGGCGGCAGGAATATCAATGTCTTTGGGCGCACTCATTAAGCGTCACAAACGTACTTTGATTAACTTTCAACAGTCTTTCTTAATACCTTTTGTGAAGAAGGCTGCTTACCGTTACATGCAGTTTGACCCTGAGAACTACCCTGTTGCTGATTACAAATTCAATGCTAGTAGCACTCTGGGGATTATAGCTAGGGAATACGAGGTTACTCAGCTAGTTCAGTTGCTACAGACAATGAAACAAGACTCTCCGCTGTATGCCACGTTAGTTGAATCTATTATCGACAACATGAACCTGTCTAACAGAGAAGACCTGTTGGCGGCTATGAAGCAAGCTATGGAGCCGAACCCAGAAGAACAACAGGCAGCGATGGCAGCACAACAAGCGCAGCTTGAGTTCCAGCAGTCACAAACAGCGGCACTCATGGCGCAATCTCAAGAATCGGCAGCTAGAGCAGTTAAACTAGCTATTGAAGCAGATATAGCACCAAAAGAGCTACAAATTGATCTCATTAACGCTATTACCCGAAACTTGAAAGAAGGTGATGGTGAAGATAAAGAGTTTGATCGTCGATTAAAGACGGCCCAGACTCTCCTTAAAGAAAGAGAAATCAAAGGAAAAGAAAATGTTAACAGACCTAGAATTGCAACGCCTCCTCAAGGACGTAGACAAGTACCTCAAACCGAAATGGGATCGCTTAGAAGTCTTGGAGAAGATGTTCTCTGATACACAAGAGCAGCCTAAGAAAAGAGGTCGTCCTGCAAAGGTAGTGTCTGACTCTTTTGGTCAAGGTTAATGGCAAAAGACTCAAGATTAGAAAGAATTGGGGTTAGTGGCTACAATAAGCCTAAAAGAACACCCAACCATGCCACTAAAAGTCATGTAGTTGTAGCTAAGTGTGAAGATGGTAGTGTAAAAACTATTCGTTTTGGTCAGCAAGGTGTTAGCGGCGCGGGTAGTAATCCTCAATCCGCTAAAGACAAGGCTAGAAGGAAGTCTTTTAAGGCCAGGCATGCCAAGAATATTGCAAAAGGCAGGTGTTCTGCGGCATATTGGTCAAATAAGGTTAAATGGTAGGAGGTTATATGGCTGCGGGAATGAAGCATTACAAGCGTGACGGCACTCTATTTGAAGGAAATACTCACAAGATGGGTAATGGCAGTTTACATTCTGGCAAATCACATGGAAAAACGTCAGTAAAGCTGTACCATTTTAAGGATCTTTCAAAAACATCTCAAAAAAAAGCCAAAGGTAGCTAATGAGTCTTTATAGAAACATTAATAACAAAAAGAAGGCTGGAAAAGTGATGAGAAAAAAAGGAAGCCCAGGCGCACCAACTGACCAAGACTTTAGAAATGCTGCTAAAACAGCAAAGAAAAAAAAGAAGAAAGTAAAAAAACCGTATTAGATAACAAAGGAATGTTATGACACCAGAGCTTGAAACCTATTACAATAACTACAACGAGTTATTCAATCATGAGGGCTTCAAACAACTCTTACAGGACGTTTCTAACAATGTTGACCGTATTGCAGATATACAAACGGTTAAAGATGTAGAAGAGTTATTCTTTAGAAAAGGCCAAATTGCTGCTTTTTACTCAATTATTAATATAGAAGGTACGATTGAGGCAGGAAGAGAACAGGTAGAAGGCCAAGAAAGCTCTGAATAAACTAGCTTTAAAGTCTATGAAAGCAGACTGGAAAGAGTAGAATGTTAAAAGTTTACGATTTTTGTTGTCCAAAAGGACACATATTCGAGAAGTTTGTTAGCAGCAGCGCAGCAGTCAGCAGGTGCGATTGTGGCGAGGATGCTAAAAAAATGCTATCTGCCCCGTCCTTTATCTTGGATGGTTCTAGCGGGGATTACCCTGGTAGACACATCAAATGGATAAAAGATCACGAACAAGCAGGTAGAAGAAATGTATCTCCATAATGATTCAATAATCACGGAGTTTAATTATGTCAAGAGCGTCAATTGTTGATATGCCTCCTGAAGAGGAGCAAGCAGTCAGCGTTGAAGGTGAAGATCAAGAGATTCAGCAACTTCCTTTAGATACAACTCTAACGGATCAAGTTGAGCAACCTCAAGAGCCTCAAGTCCCAGAGAAATACTCAGGTAAATCTTTGGAGCAAGTCGTACAGATGCACCAGGAAGCTGAAAAGCTTTTAGGCCGTCAGTCTTCTGAGGTAGGCGATCTTCGCAAAGTTGTAGATGATTACATTACTAATCAACCACAACAATCAGCACCTCAACAACACGTTGAGCCTGAAGATGATTTGGACTATTTTACAGATCCTCAAGCCGCCGTTAATCGTGCGATTGATAATCATCCTAAAATTAAAGAAGCTGAAGCGTACACTGCTAGGTACAAGAAACAAACGTCACTAGCGGAGTTGCAAGGCAAGCATCCTGACATGCAAGAAATCCTTAAAGACGAGGGTTTCAAAGAATGGGTAGGAGGATCTACTTTTAGGCAACAGTTATTTGCAGAGGCAAACACTAATTATAGTGCTGAAGCTGGTGACGAACTTTTTACTACTTGGAAAGGTTTAACAAGTGGTAGGCGGGAAGTCGCAGAGCAAACCGCAAATGTTGAAAAACTAGCGCGGAAGCAACAAATTAGATCAGCTAATACAGGTAGCGCACAAGGCAGTGCAGAGGGATCACGTAAAAAGGTCTATCGTAGGGCCGACATTATTAAACTAATGAGAACAGACCCAGAAAGGTATCAGGTTCTACAACCAGAAATTTATAGAGCTTACCAAGAGGGTCGGGTTAAATGACTTAATGGAGAAGTAAAATGGCTACAGCCACATATCCAGGCGCAGG